AATATATAGACAAAAAAATACCCTATATACTATATGTATACAGGGTATCTTTTCTAATCTTCTAAGTTATGCTGTTTAACAGCTCTTCGCACTTCTTATGTAGTTCTGTATCTCTTATATCAAACCTTAATCTTCTTACGTCTGTTAGTTCACTAAACGGCTTTATTTCTATATTATGCTTTTTAATTAAACAATCTAATATATTATCTTTCGGACTATACAACTTCTTACCTAAGGTAAAAGTTTTCCACAAGTCATTGATATCCGGTGTCTTTTCATAAAACCACTTGATTTGACAGAACCTTCCACAATCCTTACAACTTACAAGCCAAACGGATTCAATATCTCTAAATAATTGTCTTCGTTTCGCTGGTGGAAACCTAAATATATCATTTAATTCACGCTCTGTCAGCTTTCCACCAATTTGTTCTATGTCATTAGCTTCAAGTAGCTTTCGAAGTTGTTTCTTTCTCTTTTTCAAATTGTTGTGGGCTTCATACCGAAGGTATTCTATAACCTCGACACGCTTCATTTCAACCCCCTTAGCACGTGGAGAATTCATACTCAAATGGCTTATCTTCGTCATATACTTCGCTACACAACTCGCCTTCATCTTCGCCTTCGCTTATTCTCCTAATGATTTCTATAAGACCTGCTACTAAATCCTTTTTGTTGTTAGCCTTCACATCTAAGTCTAACAAAAATTTCCAGGGTTCGTCCATATCAATTCTCCTTAAAACTGGTTAGCCGGTTTCTATTAAATGTATATCTTAATTCCTTATTACTCTTACCCCTCTTCGCATAGAATATATACCCGTATGCGTTCTTACCAATCACTCTTGTTATGTTCATACCAAAGCAAAATTTTATTTGCCGGATCCGTTTCAAATCTTGTATATCAAACCTCATATTTCACCTTTTGTGGTTAAATTCGAGTTCACCTATGATTACTGGCTGTTCATATCCTACTGACAGGTGGGGAAAAATCACCCTTTCCCTATACAAGCAACCATCTCTACATACAAGAATACCTGATCCGTTCTCATTTACCCAACCCTCGGCTTCTGTTCCACAACGAGAGCATCTTCTAAATACCTGTTTCATTTCACACCTCATTGGTTTTCTCTGTGTCCTGTTTAAAAATGATAATACTGAGCTTCGGTGACTTTCAGTTCGTTATTGTTTTCCCTCATAAGCATGTTGTCCATAATAGCAACGGCTTTAGTAAAACTGAATACTTCTTCAATCCGTTCTCTAAAGTCTTTATTCTTTAGGTCAACATACTTAATTCTTATGCCTTCTTTCATATTATCACCCCCTTTCAAATAGATTAGGTAGTGCTTATTCTTCGATAGAACCATCTTCATACAACTTTTTCCAAAGGCAATATTTCTATCTTCACATTTTCTATTTCAGGTTCAACCAAATCACTTTCAAGTATCATATCAATAGCTATACATAATTCACTAATCGCATCAGCTATTGTTTCCGCCTCGCGTTCTTTGGTTTCACAACTAGCACCCATTCCAGGTCCTCCGTGATTATACTTTACAGATAACTTATACATTTTTTCACCCCCTTCCACCTGCCCCCAATATCTCAAAAGAATGATCATAGCCAGGTCTTTGGCCTTCTGATCCAGTTCAGGGGCGATCCGAAAACTTTTTGGAAGAATCAGGCCTGGGGCATCATAGTATGGATCTGATAATGTGGTAGAATTGAGATCAAAAAAACCATTAAAATAAAGATTTACCTCCTGCATGACCTGCTCAAAGAATCCCTCAGGAAGATCATCTAATGTCAAATCAGCCATGACCTGTGCTGAAGGTGCTGGAGATATCAAGTTTAAGGCAGCATCTAAACCAGTAGCTTTACCTGTTAATAATACAGCAGACAATACAGTTGCTTTTAAAAGATCTCTTCTGCTCGGACCAGTCTTGCCTGCTGAGGATGATTTTAGATCTAGGCCAAGCTGTGTAGCTCGGTTCTCCTTAGATGCAAGAGGGCGTAGTGCATAGGCCTGAGAAGGCACTATAATATTACTTACCATTTTTGGCATAAATTTCAATACATATAATGCTTCTGGGGATCCGAAAACCCTATATCCTCCCCTTCGCTATTCAAACTTAATAAAGGTTCATTATAAGTAGACAAACTTCCAGACCGATTATTCGGTCCGTTAATTCAGATGGTTATGTTATTCAGCTAAAAAGCTATACATTATCTCTTCAGCCTCTTCCAGTTCTATATCTCGTTTCCGGTTTTCGATAAAGAACGGCATCCAGCAGAGTATAAAGTATCGCTTTTCAGTCTTAATTCGTATTCCGCGACTAGCGATTTTAATTTCTACCATTTTTTTCGCCCCTTTCAGCCTATATTCATTTATATTCATATCATTATATTTTCAGTTGTTGTGGGGGGATATTTTCATACCCCCCCGATCCGGTTTGTTCATATCGGGCTACCTCTTCAGTATACCGTTGCCCAATTCGATAAAGACGAGGGGAATATATTCTTCCCCCCGTTTCGGCTTAGTAACGTATAATACCTTACCCCCTTTCAGCATAACATAGCATTACTGCTATTCCGGCTAAAAGCATACATACAAAACTAATACCCCACCAATTCATCTTATCAGCCTTTCTATTATATTTCTCTCTTACAGCAACACGTTGACTTGTTTTCACTTGGGTTACAATATATTCTATAACCATCACCCTCTTCAATAATCACAGGATTTTTGTTCATATCAGAACAATTCGCTACTTTCATTACATCTTTTCTTGTTCTATCATTAGCATCTTTCACTATATTCACCCCCTTTTAGGCTACTTACATACTACTTATATTCGTTACAATTTCGGGTGGTAAAGGTTAATTCCCTCTGTTCAGTGCCTTTACCTACTACTATAATAGACTTATACAACTATGCCTAAATTCTTCCCTATATATGGCTTCTATGCCTAAATAGCCTTATCTGTTCAGCTTTGTTCGTAATTCACCTTGTGTCACCTTGTGTCACCTTGTGTCACCTTGTGTCACCGTGTGTCACCCTGTGGGTATTATCTATTCTACACTAATTCAGTCTTATTCTGTCTATGACATACTATGACACCATACTATAATATAAAACCCGTAATATATACGGGCATATAGGCTCAGGCCAATAAGACACTTGAGTATCTGGTATGGTTTATGGTCTTTATTACTACTTACTATATGCTTTTCAGTAATTCAAAAGCCTTGTCTGCTACTGTCTGATAAGAGCTATTATATTTGACTTGTAATTGCTTACAGATACCTCTTATCATCATACGGCTTTTTTCAGGTGTTGTTATTTGCTCTTTTACTGCTTTTAATGGTAGGTTTACACTTTCTTTAAATTTGGTAGAGTGTATTACTAACTTGTCGCCGTCTGTATTTACAGAGTGTTTGCTACTGCGACCACTATTACCATTTGTTACCAGCTCTGATACATTAATAAGGTTTAACATTTTGTTTTACCCCCTTACTATACCAGACACCCAATTGTCAAAGACCATTTATCAATTCATTGTTAATACTATTATTTATACTCTACTATACCATACCTACACTTTATAGGCTCTAATTGCCTGATATTAAAATTCACGCAACAGCGAGGGAGAATGTAATTTCGGCACTATCCCCTTCCAACTGAAATTAAAAAATCCCAAACTGGTTAACATGTAAAGGATTGCCTCATATTACATTCCCTCTAGAGTTCTGTCTAATACTGTGGTATAATGTCTAAGACAATGTAGGAATACTAAAAAATCGTCGGCCTGGCGGCCTAAGGAGGAAGAATGGTACTTAACGTAATAGCTACAATTATTATGATTTTGGTGTTTTTAACACTAGAGGGGTTTATTCTTATCCTTCCTAACTTTATGGCACCTTTCTATCATAGGTTGATAACCTGGGCCCTGCTAGCAACCGTAGTAGTAGCAATATGGAGGTAATGTGACAAATACTGCTGAGTGGATAATAGTCAAAGGTAAAGCAGTCTTTGACAACGGAACTATGGTTGTAATAGTCAGAGACATTCCAGGACCCATTATACGGGTAGGAGCTAATTCTCAGATCTCCATAAGAGAAATCGATGAAGAAACCAATATATCTCAATAAACCCTTCGCAACATTGCCCCTTAAGAAGAGAGCCGCATTAATACTTGGAATTGCAGGCTTTACAACACGTCAAATCGCATCACTTCTCAACATCTCAACTAGTACCCTAAACATATGGAATAAAAAGATTTATAAACAAATAGGAAACAATCTCCCAAGCACAAATCGACACGTAGCGGAGTAGAAATGTAAGGTGTAACTATGAGGAATCCGTGTGGAAAATGTCACAAAAGACATAGCTGCAAAGAGATATGTCAGAGACTTGCACGCCTTTTACCAACAATTGGTGCGGGCCGCAATAAAAGAGAAATATCTATGGACCCAGCACGATTGGATAAATACGGAGAAAACACAGAGATCCGAGGTTTGAATCCAGATACAGTTACTCAGAGGTGGTTAGAAGGCAAAGATGTTTAAAAAACCTACTAAAATGACCAACCAGGAGCTCTGGGAGTACATTATGAATGGGCACTTTTGCTCAGACATAGAAAAAGATACACCTTATTGGCAAAATGTGAAGAAAGAACATCAAAAAGCAAAAACAGAGAAGTTATTTAGTAAGGCCGGTGAATATACCGGCATTTTTTGTGCACTAATTGTTTTTGGGTTGCTTTTATCACTATTTAGCTTACTTTTTTATCCGCTCAGCGTTGTTATGGGTATAGGAGTTAGCTTTTTTGTCTATATACTAGCTAAAATATTAATAATCCCTTTTATACACTACTGGAGTACTGATGGGGAAGTTTAATTTTCATAATCATCCTTTTAAAGATGAGATACTCAAGATGTGGGAAGATGGCAAGAATCCCTACACTGTTGAGGATTTTTTACGTTTAAAGGGAGAAGAGTTTCTTCTATCCCGCCCAACCCTATACAAACACTACAATAATTACAAAAAAGCCAACAAAGAGCAGAAGGATACTCCGGAACAGCAGGAGACTGACGAATTTGTTGGTAAATTAGAACTACAGCTCTGGGACACGATTAATGAGTGTGCTGAGAGAATCAAAGATAAGTCTCTTGGGCCAAAAGAGTGGCAATATTTTGACCAACAGAAGCAATCTGCTATAGAGAAGCTACTCAAATTAAGAGGGATTAAGGGCTCGGGCGATGATGCTAGTTCAGTATTAAGTAAGTTCTTTTCTAAGTTTAAGGTTGATAAAGCATTAGCAAAGCAGGATGAGAATGACAAAGAAGAAGAAATCGATAACGGAGACGAGTCAGGCGGTCAAGTATTTCCTGGAGAACCTGTGTAGGTTTGAAGACAGCCCTATCAAGCTCTATCCATATCAGACTAAGTTTTTAGAAGACGACTCTTCTTTTAGAATAGTAAATAAAGCGCGCCAACTGGGGTTTAGCTGGATCATAGCAGCAGAGGCTGTGTTTGATGCCCTCACAAATAAACATTTTATAGTTTTAGTTGTATCTACTGGTGAAGAGGGAGCCAAAAGGGTAATTGGGTACTGTTATAAGTTTTTAAGGGAGTTAAAGTTTAAAGTAGATCTCATAAAGGAAACACAAGAGATGATTGGTATGCCGAACGGGTCTAAAATCATCTCACTACCAAATAACCCTCATACGGTTAGAGGTTTCAGGGCAGACAGAGTTTACATTGATGAGTGTGCACATTTTTTAAAGGACAGGGATATGTTCAGAGCTATACAGCCATCAATCTCAAGGGGGGGAAGCCTTACTCTTATTTCAACACCAAGAGGTAGGGCTAATGTGTTTTATGAGAAGTGGACTGATGACGATGAGTACTCTCGCCATAGAGTAGACTACGCGCAGTGTCCAGATCCTAAATATCTTAGTTTTGTTAAGAAGCAACGTAAGACCATGTACGATATGGATTTTAGGCAAGAATATTGCTGTGATTTCATGGCTGATGAGATGGCAATGTTCCCTAAAGAACTTGTAGAGCCTTGCGTAGAACAAGGGTTAAAAAATGCATCTTCTACAGAATCAAATAACCCTTTCTTTATGGGTGTTGATTTTGCAAAGAAGGTAGATTCTACAGTAATAACAATAGCAGAGGCGTTTGAGAACAGAAAGATAGTTATACGGCATATAAGGGAACTTAAAAAACTTCCGTACGAAGCAGAGGACCCATTAGCACCTAGCCAAATGCTGGAAATCACTCGGTTATATCGAGCTTTTAAGCCACAACGCATCAAGATGGACTCTACAGGCGTTGGGATCAAATTAGAGGAAGATTTGACAAGAAAGTTTGGTTCTATTGTAGAGGGCGTTAGGTTTGGGGTAAACGAAAAAGAAGAGCTAATTACAAACTTAAGAATTGCATTTGAGAGAAATGGTCTTGTTATTCCAGACAATGAGACTTTAATATCTCAGTTACTAAGCCTTGAGAAACACACTACACCAAGTGGTTTGCCAAGATATAAGCATGTTTCGGGCAAGCATGATGATTATGTATGGTCGTTAGCTTTAGCGGTAAGCGCGGCGACTTTAGCATCGATCAATATTGATTTTAGATTTGTGGGAGAAGCAGAGTCATATAAGCTTAACGATACAGCGTTTGAGCAAAAACCCCAAATTGTTGCATGGTAAGGATGTAAAATGGCCAAGTTCAATCTAGATTTATCTAAGTTTAACATTTTCAAACAAGAGAAAAAACCTCTCCCTAAAAAGATTATGATGGCGGATGTTGGTAGGCAGTTTCAGGATTGGGGAATATTGGGAGAAGGTACTTATAATCCAGATGACATTGCTGTAGACACCTACAAGTATATGTATAAAACAGATGCCACTATCAAGGCAGCGTTCTCGCTTATAAAGCTTGCTACGCTATCTAGGAAGTGGAAAGTTACTTCGTTAGAATCATCTGGGGATGTAGTAGAGTTTATAAAATACAATTTTGAACATGTTGAAAGTAGAATATCTGGAGCCGTTGCGAAACTCTTTACTGCTCTATTATATGGTTTTAGTGTTACAGAGATTGTCTGGAAAATAATTAATGAAGGAAAATATAAAGGTAAGATAGGTTTAAAGAAGCTAAAATCTCTAGACCCAGAGAGTATTACTTTTATAGTAGATGATGTTGGTAACATAGAGTCTGTTAAACAGAAGTTGGGTCTTTTAAGTGCAGAGAATAGTATAACGCTACCGTTAGAAAAATTAATTATATATAGTGAAAGTAAAGAGTTTGGAAATCATTATGGTGTATCTAGGTTAAGATCCGTATATAAGAATTGGTTTATAAAAGAAACACTTTTAAAGTTTTGGAACATAGCACTGGAGAGATGGGGTCAGCCAATTATTATTGGTACTGTACCCACTACAGAAGATCTAGATAAGATGATTAATATTTTAAATAATCTCCAGAACAAAAGTTCTATTGCTAAGACAGAGGGTTGGGATATCGCTGCTCTAGAAACAGGCATAGGTCGTAGTTCAGGCGGTGATTATGCTGATGCCATCAAATACCACAATGAACAAATTGTAAAGGGCTTGCTGGTGCCATCATTGATGATAGGTAGCGGAGATGGTACTGGTTCTAATGCGTTAGGACAAACCCACTTTGATATCTTTACTCTGATGATACGAAATCTAGAGAATGATATCGGTGGTATAATTGAAAAGTTTTTAATACGTCCCTTAGTAGAGTATAACTTTGGTGTCCAGAAAGTTTACCCAGAGTTTTCGTTTGAGCCTCTTACTAAACAAGATTTATTTAACCTTGCTAGAACATTTGCTATATTAGTTAAGAACGGCGTAGTTGGCTGGGATGAGCAATGGATGAGAGATATGATGAGTGTACCAAGGCGTGATACTGCTGAGGCTGGACCATCTACTGTTAGTACTTCTAAATCAAAACAAACAAGTCCTCCTCCTCCACCTCAAACACAAATTATTAAAAAAACAGACGGCTCACAGCAGGTAAAAACACCAAAAGCTGTAGCAGAAGGTCTCACCAAGAAGGAACCTCGTGGCTAAAGTTACTAGAAAAAAACAGCCCAAAAAACCTAGGAAAGCGAGACGTCCAACGGAGGTTAAGTAATGCCCTTAAAATCTAGTGATGCAAAAAAACATACTGCTGAAGAGGTTGTAGGCGATGTATTTAGTATTAATAAACCAAAATTAAAAGATATAGAAACTAAGGAGACCGATGAGGGTCTCTTACTTAAAAAGATTCCTGTATTTAAAACAGGAACGCACAAAGGCAATAAGTATGATAAGGATTTTATAGACAATAAACTTATAAAGCAGTTTAATCCAAGTGATGATGTTCCGTTACAGGCAGATCATTCTGATAGTTGGAACTCTACTCTTGGATGGATTAGAAAACTTTATCGCCAGGGTACCATGCTTTATGCAGACATGATTCTTGTTGACGATAATGCTATTGCTAGATGGAAAAAGGGTTTAATGAAGAAGTGGTCAGTGGGGCTAAACAGGCTTACTGGAAAGCTTCAAGAAATAAGTGCTGTAGCGTTTCCATATGTAAAGGAAGCTGCAGTGCATGGAGAAGTGCCGGAGGTAGGAATGGCGAAAGACTATGAAATAGAAGAAACAGATAAAGGTAATCCCCTCCCAACAAAGAAAATAGTAGAAGAGATTGATGCACACGAGTTAAGGCCTGAAGCTGCTCCACAGGATTCAGATTTGCCTGACCCGGAAGAGGTGTCAGAAGAGCAAGATGAAAATTCTGTTAAAGAAGAATTAATAAAGTTATCAGACAGTATAGATATTTCTATTACAAGTAAGGGTTTTGCAAAGAATACCAAAGTTGTTGTTAATGGAAAAGCTATAAAGTCTGATGATGTTGCATTCTATATTTACGGAGAACATCTTACTTTACGTTATTCAAAAAGAGTTGATAATGGTAATGGAATAATTAAGCGTCAGTCATTTGAATATATGACACCTAGACCAGCTATCAGTCCTTCCTACAAAGATCTTCCAGACTCATCTTTTGCTTTAATCAAAAACCCAGTCGAGGATAAAGCAAGCGATAGAGTCTTAATGTACAAAGATGCTAATGGCAAAATAGACCCCGCCTATGTTCGAAATGCTTTAGCTGAAATAGAAAACGTGCAGGGCTTTAGTGACGAAGCTATAGCTAGCGCAAAAGAGATATTGACTAAGGCTGCTAAAGTAGCTGGTGTCAAAATAGAACATGCGGAGAATAAAATGGCAGAAAATATTAAAAAAGAAGCTCCAGAATCTGAACTTCTTAAAGAAGCTTTTGAAAAAGAAACCAAGCTATCCGAGGATATTAAAACCAAGGATGCTGAAATCACTAAGATGAGTGATGATATAAAGTCTAAGGAAGACGAGATCAAGAAGTTTAAGGTTGCAAAAGAGATCGAGGCCCTAAAGACTGATGGTAAAATTGTACCGGCTCAAGAGGAACAGCTAACTAACTTTATGCTAAGTTTAGAAGATAAAGCTAGAACTGACTTTGTTGAAATTCTTAAACAAGGTAAGAAAGCTGTAGACCTTACTGAAACCGGAGCACAGTCCTCTGAAAAAGAGGAGAGTAAATTAGACTTCAATAAAATGAGTCCAGATGAAATCGAACGTGAAGTTGAGCAGTATGCTAAAGATAAAGGTGTACCAGCAGACGATGCGAGAGATATTCTCTATGAGAAGTATGGTTCTAAAGACGTTAAAGAAGAACTATAATCTCAACATATAACTTAGAGGTAACAAAAAATGTCAGTTAGTGAAACTATGGCTGGAAACATAGTCGTCGTAAAAGGCGGTTATGAGTTTCAAGCCAAAGCATCTGGTGCCCTAAATGAAGGACGCGTAGTACAGCTTAATGATGCAGTTACAGATTCTATAACTGTTGAACAAGCAGACGCTAATTCTAGCACCGTGCTTGGTTACGTAGACGCTGATTGGGAAGCCAATGATATAGCTACAGTATATACTGGTGGTATTGCTAGACTAGAAGATTCTGGTTCTGGTATTACTCTCAATACAAATGTTGTGGCTGATTCAAATGGTAAGATTAAAACATATGCATCTGGATCAGATGCAGCCATAATTGGAACAGCACTTGAAACCATTACAGCAGCTGCGTTTGGTAAAATTGCTGTTAATATATCTCTCACAGAAGATTAAGGAGTAACTGATGCATCTTTATGAAATTCAGGCTGATTTACACCCAAAGAAACTTACGGGTATAGCCATAAAGAAAACTCAGGGTGTCCTCTTCATGACAGATATATTGCCAGAAAGGTCATTCCCTGAGTTCAGTGGATATTACAAAAACTACGGAGACGTAGCTTATGCACACCTAGCACCTGAGGTAGGAGAGGGTGGAGAAGATCAACTTCTAAACACCTCTTATACTGAAAGTTCTTTCACCATGAAAGAATATAGGATAGGTGGCCGTCTTAGCGAGAGAGCTATTAAGTTCTTGCTAAGCAAAAATTCTAAAACCCATGTATCAGCTGGAAGACAGCTCGTCACAGACGAGATTGAATTCTTAGCCGACACATTGGCCTTAAGGGAGGAAAAGACTATCCTTGACGTTGTTGTCGCTGGTGCTTCTGCTACCGCAGTAACCGCTAGTGCTAACTGGTCAAGTGCATCTAGTACTCCTCTTTCAGACCTGCGTGAGGCTTGTAAGAACATTCTTACTGGTCAGCATGTACAGGCAGATACCCTTTTAATTAGCCCTCAGGTAGAATTAGACCTGATGAACCACGCTGATATTAAGGACATCTATAAGTATGGTGGAAATTTCGGCAACCTGACAGCTTCCATTGGAACTGGCAAAAGTCGTTCTGTCCCCAATATAGCAGGTTTAGACGTATACGTCTCAGACGCTGTATATGGTACCGCTATTGCTTCTGGTGCAGACACCACCGCACTACAAGGCGACGGACATTGCATCGTTTGTAAGCGTGGACCGAGTCTAGGTTTAACTTATGTGGCAGAGCCTTTAACTGTCCGTAGGTGGGCCGAAAACGGCACTAGAAGTGTCAGAGTGCAGTTGTTTAAGACACTAATACCTGTTGTATTTAGAGGTAATCAGATTTGTATTGCGTCTAACATATAGTCGTAGTATGAATTGACATATAGTGTAGGGAGGGGGTAACTCCCCTCCCTGTACAATGGAGGTCTTATGTTTTGCCCAAGAGATGGTTCTAAACTTATCAAGGTGCGAATGAGCCTGGTATGTCCAGCCTGTAGCTATAAAATGATACAGCCTACTAAAAAGATATATCCGGAACTAAACAGACTTGTAAAGATACCAGAAATCATATCTTGGGATAATTTTACATTAAACGGAATTACATTATCTAATAGTGCTATTAGTTTATCAACAGGAGAAGTTTCAGGAATAGCAGAATCTCCTCAGTTAGTAAACCTAACCAAAGGTAGCGACTATTTAAGCGATATAACAAAAATTTTATTCAGGCGCCTTACCGGTAACAAGCAAGATGGTAAGGTGCTTTTGTCTATGTCTAACGATGGTGGCACTACATGGAGAAGAGTAAAGGACGATGGTCAGGAGTGGGATTTACCTTATGGCAAAGAAGATGCCGGTGATGGTAAGTTACAAGCTAGCTATGATGACTTAAGGCTTAGGATTACATTTACTCGCACTAATGCTTCTGATACTTCTCCTACAATTTCTAATATTACAATAGAGCACAACTATGTTGGTGATCCTCGGAATACGCGCTCAAGGGACAGGATAGATGAAATAATACAGGGGAAATAATGAGTAAAAAAATTAAGTTAGGTGAAGCAAAAGATATTATAGAGAGTGAAGCTTTTGAAGATAAGAAGTTCGAACAGATATTAGCTAACTCTTATTTTTTTGGACAATTTATGTTTATGCATCTATTATTAAAGATACAGGCAAATAAGGGTATGGAATACGCTCAGAAGTTTTTAGAGAAGAAATATAAAGATATTGGAATGGGGCATCCTGAGTTTGTATCACAGGCAAGTAAAAATGATCATCTTGCAGAAAA